CCCTGTGTTTGTATAAGTTTGCCTCGTTCAGTTAATTGGCGTTTAATCAATTCTATATTTTCGTAGATGTTCATGGGTTGCTGTATGAAATTGGTCGGTTCTTTGGGGATGGGTTGTCCTGCACCCCGACCATAATACGCCGTCGGTCCGGGACCGCCAGGACCGCCAGCACCTGGACTCGGCGCCGTCGACGCCCTACGCTTTCTCGCAGCCGATAAAGCCGCACTACCACTCATATTCGCGAATTACAATGAACCAACAACGACCGTTACGATTATAAAATGTAGTAACACATTATTTCTATATTATTTTCGCATTTTCATCGATATTGGGTCATAACATTGATAATTCAGTACTTTAAAATCCTCAAATCGGTAATCATCGATATTATCTCTCAGAACCGTGATTTCAACTCTTGGAAATGGAAAGGGGCGACGCAATAATTGCGGTCGTAACGCTTCAACGTGGTCGTCGTAAATGTGCGCATTTCCTAAATAATATACAAACTCGTGTGTAACTAGTCCACAGTGTTTGGCAAGGAGATGTGTCAAGAAACTGTAGGATGCAATATTGAATGGAACACCTAAACCGACATCCCCGCTACGCTGGTATAATGCGCATGAAAGTCGATTCTGGTTGTCAACATTGAACTGACACAATACATGGCATGGCGGAAGTGCCATCTCGGTCAATTGACAGGGGTTCCACGCCGACATAATCAATCGACGCGAAAATCTCTCGACAGGGTCCTTCAAACACCGTATAATCTCGGCCAGTTGGTCGACACCTTTCCCTGTATAATCTGTCTCGTGTCCGGTGTATTCGGCATTGAAGTGCCGCCATTGATGACCGTAGATAGGACCGAGGTCGCCTTCGGCGTAGTGCGCCAGTCCGCGTGATTCTATAAAATCGCGTGATGCATTATCGTCCCAAATATGAACGCCGGCGTCTTGTAAAAGGCGGTTGTCGGTTTTCCCCTGAATGAACCACAGGAGTTCTTTGAGACATGTTTTCCACGCCATTTGTTTTGTAGTGAGTAGCGGAATCCATCCTTGTTCGAGAGAAAATACCATACCTGCGCCAAATATGGACAAAGTACTGCCATTCCGACCAATGTGTTCGTTTTTTTGCTCTATAATATCCTGGATGAGATTTAGGTATTGATACTCAGCGTGCGGATGGATGAAGACGGTGGACGTTGGCATAACAATCATTGGCGCTGGTTCTTTGGTGGTAGCAGCAGTTGTGGTTGTTGTTGTTGTTGGCGTACTTTCATGGGTGTTGTTGTCATCATTGATTGACGTAAGTGTGTGACTGGTTATCGTATATTGCGCAACACCCGTGTTTTCAACGCGGTAATGTGGAACGCTATTGATTCTGGCGAATCGGCGAATCATCGGAACGGGGGGTGGTCGATGTATATATAATCTATAATCAGACGTGTTTAATTCCGTTCCATGATTCCATATTCCATAAGAACTATAAATAATATTATTCCTTTTATATATACTCAAACAATGGAGGCATTTGAAGAAACTGTGAAAGAAGGGTCGAAGCGTGGTAGTTCATTCATCGACCATGTCTTTCGTTTAGACGAACAGCAGCAAGGGGTATTGTTGAATATTGTTCAGTATACCATCATCGGGTTTGTCCCAATTCTGTTGATGTTGTATTTGGTCCGCACATACGTCCCCGAACCCGACGATCACAAGGCGACGCTCATGATTTTAGTGGAAATCATCGGTCAAATCCTCTTCATGTTCGTGTTCATCTACTTTATCCATCGGTTGATTACATTTATTCCCACCTACTCTGGATATAGGTACAGTGAGTTCAACTTCACTACAACCATTTTAGGAATATTGATGATTCTCTTGAGTATTAAGACGAAATTGGGCGAGAAGGTCCAGATTCTCGTAGAACGAGTCATTGAACTCTTGGGCGGCGAGACCAGTTACAATGGAACTGCTGGCGGAGGTGCAAACAATGGCGCGCAGGGAAGTGGCGCAGTTCGCATCACACAGCCATTGTCACAACCTTACGCCGGCGGTGTTCCCGGTGGAATGGTAGGCGGTGGTATGGCACCCCCCAACCCAGTGATGACTGCGAATCGCAATACCGGCACTGCGGACTACGGACTTTCGCAAGCGTCGCAGCAGCAGCAGCACTTCAACAGCACGTATGCGCAGAATGTCGGTGGAGGGATGCCCGGCGGTATGATGTCGTTTGAACCCATGGCCGCCAATGAGGTTATCGGGTCGAAGTTTTAGACCGGTTGGTGTAAACCGAAAATACAATACAATATAAAGTATGAATTACAATTTATATTATATAACTACCCCTTATTCGTATGAGTAGCTTGAACGATTATTTCAAAAAGAATAATATTATACCTACCGAGGGGTATTCTCAACAAGTTCCCGGACAAATCGCATTCCTAAGAAGAATGGTAAGTTCTCCGTCGATAAAGCGTGTCATGGAAATTGGATTTAATGGAGGACATTCCTCGGAATTGTTTCTTTCCTCCAACCCCAACGCGGAAGTTGTAAGTTTTGACATAGGGCATCACGATTACCTGACCCACGGTAAAGCATTTATCGATAATAAGTACCCCAATAGACATACGCTAATCATTGGAGATAGTCTACAGTCGGTTCCGAAATATTCAAAAACTGCGAAACCATTTGATATTATATTTATTGATGGAGGACACGATTATCCAATCGCATACGGGGACATTGTAAATTGTAGGAGTCTCGCGCATATGCATACAATTGTCATTATGGATGATACCATCAAAAATAAAAATTGGCTCCGGGGGTGGAATTATGGTCCAAATCGTGCATGGGCTAATTGTATTACGAATAACATTATTGAAGAACTCGGAAGTGAAGACTGCGAACCTGGTAGAGGTCATAGCTGGGGGCGTTACATTACTTCTCTATAAACACCTCTCGTTCAACGCTTTTCATAATCTTGCGCGCCCCCACCGGGTCATCCTTTATTTCATGAAGAACATTCCGAATCATCTTATGATGAAAATCCTGTAGGCGGCTATTTGTCTCCCACCCTGGATGTAAATCCATCCACTTTTTCACCGCAAAGTATTCTTTATTCGCGATATCCACGAACGCCCGCCTCATCCGCGCATTCCCTTCATCTCTCGCCCACTGGTGGTTGTCCCGCACATAAATCGTATCTCGCTTCTGGTCGGTACAATGAATCGGGCGTTTATACAGGTCCAATTGTTTCAATCCGTCAATCATGACTTTACTAATCCCTTCCACGAGTCCCTGGTTCCGCGTATATGTGAGGTCGTCCATCGTGATTTCGAGAGAATTGACAAAATCCGAGAGATTCACCGCATCCTTACACTGTTCATTCAAGAAAAAGTTCAAATTGAACTGGTTATTGTTCGTGTTATTCACAATAATATTGCGTTCCTTGCTTAATTCGATGATTTGCTTTTGCAGTGTTTTATTCTGGTCCAATAACTCGAATACGAGTGAATTGACGATAGATTTCTTGTTTCGTTTCTTGCCTGTTGTAAGTGCCGAAATCATCTTTCGAATATAATCCTTGAGTTTCTCATTCTGTTCGGTGAGAAGTTCTGACACGACAGAAGACGACGCATCAGATGCGGTATCTTGTTCATGATGAAAAAATGTCGATGATGACGTCGATGACTTCGATGAGGACGACGCCGACGCCGACGCCGACGCCGACGCCGCATCACTGTTACTGTCGCTTTCTTTGTCGCTGTCATGAACATCCGTCGTTTCTGATATTTCTACAGTCAGTTCTGGTTCCGGTTCCGGTTCCGGTTCTGGCCCTGGCCCGCCCCCCGCCCCCAGCCCAGGTTCTGGAAACACAGAATAATGAAAGACTCCGTCATCCACCTTTTTCCTGGATTTAAAACGATAACGCACCATTCGGTTATTTTCATCATCACTAGTCATATCCACAGGTTCATGTTTTATTTCAGGTTCTTCGGCAACATCTGATAACCTGGACGTTATTCTCGACGTTTGGGTCGTCGTCGTTGTCGTTGTCGTCGTCGAAATGATAGAAACAGAAACAGTATTCACAACTGATTCTTGCGGAGGCTTATGTACGGATTGGTTGTGTTGAAACTGAAGACAGGTGGATGTGTGTTTATAATAACTAGAACGGTGTGAATACGACTTTTTACAAAGGCAAATGTATTTCCCATCCTTCGTCGTTGGCGCAGCCACAGAAATTGTTTCATGAGCTGCGCCGCCAAAAATCTCTGCTTCAAAAACAGGGGCCGCGGCCGTTACGGCCATTTCATCGCCGAAAATATTTGGTTTAAAATCAGATATTCCAAATGAAATGTTCGGACACTTTTCGTCCATTTTTTCATCGTTCAAATTCGGTTTCATTTTAAAAATATATAATTTGGCATGTTCCCGGGCTTGGATTTCATTGTTACAAGCACATTCTTCCAGAATGTCACACTTCCAATTCGTCCATCCTCCATTCTTCCGAATCGATTTGTATAGTTTGGATTGACATGAAATATCCAAAGTCTCGCGCTTGTGCTTATACTTCCGTTGTGTCAAGTTGGTAGTGTACGAAATGTATGCGTCTGAAATTGCCGAGTTTTTACAAGTTAATAGATAAACGTAAGTCTTGGAGTAGTCAACGTACTTTCTCGGCATTTTTGGTCCGTTCAATTCTTGTCTTATTTTACCCCAATTTGTCTTATTTTACCCCAATTTGTCTTAATTTACCCCAATTTGTCTTATTTTACCCCAATTATATAGGTAATATTCTTGCTCTATATACCGTCTATATTATAATTATGAGATGTCTCTATTATCGTTTCAGTGCGCCTGTGACCGGTAATTCATTTTACCCCAACGGTTTGGCAACATTCGCACCATCGGTTGGTCTCAATGTTGCCATTCTCACATCAAAAATCGTACATCATCGTCAGGGGTTTTGTCTTAATTTGTCTTATTTTACCCCAATTTTGTCTTATTTTGCAATTTGACACTTTAGAGATTTTGGCAACATTTGCACCATATTCAGTCACATCACCAGAAAGCAAACGCCTATATATCCCGCTAACACAAAAGGGGTAAAATGGTATTTTTCCAAAAATGTCCAAATCCGGGTTTGGCCGTTTTGCTTTTAAAACACGTTTTTGCGCATGTTTTGCCTGACGAGAGCATAATTTACGATTTTCGGTGTTATTTTGGCAACATTCTGATGATACATGGTCACGCTTTTTCGCGTGGCACCTCCCGGCGCCATTTTGCGCCCTCCGGCGCCCATTTTCCGCCACACTGACTTTTCAAAAAGTTATAAGATAATGCTATATATGCTCTCGTTTTCAGTAAGGAGGTCGTAAAACGCCCACAAACCCGTGCAGGTCAGTGTCAACGGTTCGGGTGGGGGGGGGTGATAATGGGTAAACAATACGTCGTATCTATAATAAATACAACTCATTGTATTCGATTATTGGTGGTGCGTGAATACGAATGAAGAAAACCGTAGTTGTTGATTTGGAGTTTATGCGACCATCGGTGGGTCGAGGCCGGTCACGGTCGCAGTCGCAGTCGAGGTCACGGTCGCGGTCAAGGTCGCGGTCAAGGTCCGGTAAACCGGTTACATCCACAGCATATGACGAAGACGAAGACGATATCTTGAATATCGACACACTGTTACAGAAACATACAAACGATTACAATGACGACGACGCAACGGACGCAATGGATGATGACGACGCATCGGACGCATCGGACGCAACGGACGCAACGGACGCAACGGACAGCAGCGATAGTTGTATTGAATCAGATAGTTCCCCTCCTGTGAAAGACCGAACGCATCCAAGTGTAAAGGATTCGGATTATGCGGTCGATTCCGACAACGACCTGCTCCAATCCGTACTAGACGAACCCACATTTCCGCTGGATGTTAATGCGATATTATCGGCAATGAATAAAACCGAGAATAACACGATAGCGAATACGACACTCAAAAAAATACACGCGCGAAGACATGAGATTCTCGCGTCAATGAATCTCACACCAGAGAAACTGGCCGAGTTTGAACGTAAGTTACACATGTACCGGGTCATTGAAAACCCCTATGACCTAAAACATAACCAACTGATTCGTTGGATACCTCTTCGTTCTCTCGAAGCGCGACCCTATGTAACATTGGGAGGCACATTATTCCGCGTGCGTGAAAATGTGGAAGACAAGATGCATATTGTCACAATTCGAAACATAAAACGGTTTGTATTCAATATTCGATTTGAGTTGAATGTCGTATTTCAACGATTGAGTCAAGAAGAATTGCTGATATTACGTGTACTTGAATATTTAGATGCCGACGCGGGCGACGCGGGCGACGCAGGCAACACATGATGACTCTATGTGTACACTGAAGATTTACAATAGGACAAAATATTATTTTACATTATTTGTAATCAATATATATCTCAAATCATAAACTCATTTATATTGTTACGGATTTTAGAGAAATGTACATGTTTAGAATGCGGAAAACGCCAAGTCACGTGACGCAACGAAATAATGCACCTATTATAAATAAAATAATTGAAATATGTAATAAGTATAATATTAAACCAGAGTTCATTAATACATGCAGTTATGACACTGGAATAGGTGATATATTATTTAGAATGTTATGCATAAAAAATAAACTTTTTAATGATGTATTCTATATAAATTTGAATTATTTTACAAATCTTTACCATGGAATGGAACCAATAAACCAATTAGAGTTTAGAATAAAATTGATTAAAGATATTTGTCGTTATAATGATATTCCATTACATCAAATTAAGTTTACTTTCCCTAATATATTATATGTTGTACAACAATTACGTTATAATGAAATCACTGATTTTAATTTGAAGTTATGTACTACTGACAACAATACTATTGAAAACAATACTAATGACAAAGAATATATTATTTTTCATACAAAATGTCGTCATACACAGGAAGAAGACTATGATAATTTAAAACAAAAGATAAAATTATTTTGTAAAAATAATAAATGTCATTACAAAATTATAATTATGGGAGAAAGAGTTATGCCTTATACAGATGAAGTTGGATTTCATGGTATTACAACAGTTTATAATGAATTAATAGAATTAAAAGATGTAAATGATGTAGAAGATATTACAATTGAAAATATATACAGTAACCTTGATTATGAAAATTATAAAAAAGATATAGAAATAATTAAAAACGCTAAATATAATATATGTTTCGGTATAGGTGGGCAATTTTGTAGTTGTGTTTGTTTTGGTAAATCGACAATCGTGTATTGTAAAATAGATAATCAACTTAATACACAAGCATTTAATAAAAACAATTTTTATTGTAATAATATCGATAGTTGTTTACATAAAATTCAGGATTTATGCTTTGAATGTGAAAGTATTACAAATTAGCGTTTGTTATTTGCATGTTCGCCGGTATAGATACGCCTCGACGTCTTTGTAATATCCCGCGTCATCATT